ACGAAACAGAAATGGACAAACAGCGTCTGGTTTATATTCTCTTTTTATCCCAATGGAGTGGAACTACGAAGGATTTATTGACGAGCACGGAAGTCCAGTCTTCGATAATCCGAGTGATGATGTCTTCGACCCTCAAGGAGAGTTAATAGATATAGGTGTTGTAGAGAACTGGCAAAATGAAGCTGATGGTTTAAAAGGAGATCAAGATGCTTTGAACGAATTTTATAGACAGTTTCCAAGAACTACAGAACACGCATTTAGAGATGAAACTAAAAACAGTATATTTAATTTAGTGAAAATATACGAACAAATAGATTACAACGAAGAAATGTCTAGAACGTTAGGTATAACTCAAGGTAATTTTCAATGGGTAAATGGCGTTAAAGACAGTCAAGTTATATTTTATCCAGATAAAAAAGGTAGATTTAAAGTAAGCTGGGTACCACCTGTTAACGTACAGAACAAAGTTGTAGTTAAAAACGGTATTAAATGGCCTGGTAACGAACACATGGGTTCTTTTGGTTGTGATAGTTATGATATATCAGGAACAGTTGATGGTGTTGGTTCTAAAGGTGCTTTGCATGGTTTAACTAAGTTTAGCATGGAAGATGCTCCAGCTAATCAGTTTTTTCTAGAGTACTTGGCTAGACCACAAACAGCAGAGATATTCTTTGAAGACGTTTTAATGGCTTGTGTATTTTACGGAATGCCTATACTAGCAGAGAATAACAAACCTCGTCTATTGTATTATTTTAGAAGACGTGGTTACAGAGGTTTTAGTATGAACAGACCAGACAAAGTATGGAACAAATTGTCTGTAGCAGAAAAAGAAGTTGGTGGAATACCTAATTCAAGTGAAGATATAAAACAAGCTCACGCTGCAGCTATAGAAATGTATATACAATCACATGTAGGTTTAAACAATGAAGGTCAGTTTGGTGCTTGTTATTTTAATGAACTACTTAATGACTGGGCTAAGTTTGATATAAATAAAAGAACAAAGCACGACGCCTCTATTAGTTCTGGATTAGCTATAATGGCTAACAATAGACATTTGTACAGACCAAACGCACCAATACATAAACCAAAACTAAATATAAACATTGCTAAATACACAAACAGAGGCAATACATCTAAACTAATTCAAGAATAAATATGGCAGAGTCTGTTATAAATAATTATTTCCCAAGCCAAGTTGTAAGTGACTTAGAAAAAATAAGTTACGAATATGGTTTAAAAGTAGCTAAAGCTATTGAGGCTGAGTGGTTTCATAGTTCTAAAGGATCAAATAGATATAAAACTAATCACAATGATTTTCACAAGTTAAGATTATACGCTAGAGGAGAGCAGTCAGTACAAAAATACAAAGATGAATTATCTATAAACGGTGATTTATCATATCTTAATTTAGACTGGACACCAGTACCTATTATACCTAAGTTTGTAGATATTGTTGTAAATGGTATTGCAGAAAGAACGTACGATATAAAAGCTTACTCACAAGATCCATTTGGTGTTAGCAAGAGAACAGAATACATGGAGTCAATGTTAAGAGATATGAGATCAAAAGAGTTTAACGATTTTGCTCAAGAAAACTTTAACATGAATACTTATGAAAACCCTAAAGAAACTTTACCAGACTCAGAAGAAGAATTAGCACTACACATGCAGTTAAGCTACAAGCAAACTGTTGAGTTGGCAAACGAGCAAGCTTTAAACACTATAATGGAGGGTAATAGGTATGAGCTAACTAAAAAAAGATTTTATTATGATTTAACAGTGTTAGGTATTGGTGCTGTAAAAACAGACTTTAACACATCAGAAGGCACAACTATAAAATACGTTGATCCAGTTGATTTAGTTTATTCTTACACTGATTCTCCATACTTTGACGACATATACTATGTAGGTGAAGTTAAAACAATACCTGTAAACGAGTTAATAAAACAGTTTCCACATTTAAACCACGATGATCTAGAGGATATAATAAAAAACAAAAGTACTCATCAATCAAACTACAACAGAAGCAATAGTAGTTTAGCTCAATCAGATAACAATAAAGTTCAAGTTTTATATTTTAATTATAAAACATATATGAACGAGGTTTATAAAGTAAAAGAAACAGGTACAGGTGCTGATAAGATTTTACCAAAAGATGATTCTTTTAATCCACCAGAAAATATGGACGGTGGTTTTGGTAAAATACAAAGAAGTATAGAAACTTTATATGAAGGAGCAATTATACTAGGTACTGAAAGATTACTTAAATGGGAAATGTCTAAAAACATGATGAGACCTAAAAGTGATTTTACTAAAGTTAAAATGAACTATTCTATTGTAGCTCCTAGAATGTATAAAGGTCGTATAGAGTCTTTAGTTAAACGTATAACTGGTTTTGCTGATATGATACAGCTTACTCATTTAAAACTACAACAAGTGTTGTCACGTTTAGTTCCAGATGGTGTTTACTTAGATGCTGATGGTTTAGCCGAAATAGATTTAGGTAACGGAACAAACTACAACCCACAAGAAGCTTTAAACATGTTTTTTCAAACAGGTTCTGTTATTGGTAGATCAATGACTGCTGATGGTGATGGTAATCCAGGTAAAGTTCCTATTCAAGAAATATCAAGTGGTAGTGGTGGTCAAAAAATGCAAAGTTTAATACAAACGTACAACTACTATATGCAAATGATTAGAGACACTACTGGTCTTAACGAAGCTAGAGATGGTAGTTCGCCTGATAAAAATGCGTTAGTTGGTGTTCAAAAACTAGCAGCGGCTAACTCAAACACTGCAACAAGACATATACTTCAAGCTGGTTTGTTTTTAACTTCTGAAGTAGCACAATGCTTATCACTTAGAATATCAGATATATTAGAGTATTCACCAACGGCAGACGCTTTTGTACAACAAATAGGCGCTCACAATGTTGCTACATTAAAAGAAATGTCAGAACTACATCTTTACGATTTTGGTATATTTATAGAACTAATGCCAGATGAGGAAGAAAAACAAATGCTTGAACAAAATATTCAAATGGCACTACAACAACAATTAATTGAGCTTGCTGATGCTATTGATCTTAGAGAAATTAAAAATGTTAAACTAGCTAATCAATTATTAAAAATACGTAGAACTAAAAAGCTAGAAAAAGATCAAGAAAAACAAAAGGAAAATATTCAAGCACAGTCTCAAGCTAATCAACAAGCAGCACAAGCAAAATCTCAATCTGATATGCAGGCTCAACAAGCTAAGATGCAAGGTGAGATGCAGTTAGAACAAACTAAATCTGATTTAAGAATACAACAGCTACAACAAGAAGCTCAAGTAAAAAAAGATTTAATGGAACAAGAGTTCCAGTACAACATGCAACTACGTCAAATGGAAGTAGATGCTAACAATCAAAAAGAAGGGCAAAAGGAAGATCGTAAAGATAAAAGAACCAAAATACAAGCAACTCAACAAAGTGAAATGATTGATCAAAGAAATAATCAAAAACCACCTAAAAATTTTGAGTCTGCAGGTAATGATAGTATAGGAGGTGATTTTAATCTTGCCGATACTGAATAACAAATTATTAATTATTATATTATATCATGGAAGAAAACAAAGAAGTAACTGAAGAGGTTACAAAAGTAGACGTATCTAAAACCGAAGAAAAAACGGATAACAATATCGTCAAAGTAGACTTAGATAAACCACTAGAACCAAAAGAAAATGAAACTAAAGAAGATAACCCTGACAACGAGGGAGTGGTTACAGAGCTTGATAATGCCGAGTCCACAGAAAAACAAGAAGAAGTACAACAGGAAACTGAAACACAAGAAACTCCAGTATTAGAAGAAGTAACAGAAGAAGAAGCTGATCCAAATCAAGTAGATCTTGAAGACGCTATTGAAGAAGCTGTTGCTGAAGCTAAAGAAACAGGAGAGCCAATGCCAGAAAATATACAAAAAGTTGTAGAGTTTATGAAAGACACTGGTGGCACTTTAGAAGATTATGTACGTCTTAATCAAGATTTT